CATCATGAAGCTATCAATCGCTGCTTTGGGTCGGCGCAGCACATCGCGGGGGTGACCCCACAAATAATCATCCCAGACCAAGAAGCCGCCTTTGTTTAGCAGCCCCCAAGCCATGCACGAATCGGTCATAACATCTTTGGCAATATGCGAACCATCAATGTAGATGAAGTCATAATGCAGCCCCGAAGAGATCATGTCTGCCATCGCACTGACAGAGGACTGTTTTAGCTTATAGACCTCGCGCTCAGGAAACCGTTGCGTCACGATTTCAATGTTGCGATCAAACCTTTCCTCGACCTTTCGCATATCGTCGCGCTCGTGTTCTTCGCCCCCGGCCCAGGTATCAACGCAGGTCAGCTCACCGCCATCGTTGAGCATGTGTTCAACAGTCCAGACAGAAGACCGTCCTTCGTATGAGCCGATTTCTAGGAAGTACATGTTGCGTTTCATCATCTTCCGAATCTCGGGCCAAACATGTTCGCCGGTCTTGAACCAGTCTCTTGTAAATTCGTAGTTCATTTCGGCTCCAATGCAAGGATCTGGGATTTCAAAAGATGACTGAGGTCTTTGCTTTCAACTCGCAGCATCTTGGCCTGCGGGTTGTTGGCTACGATGTTGGCCGCATCAGTTAGAGCGGCTTTGTAGCCGGTCTTATAGGCATCAGAACCGTCTAGGATCATCGCTATGGCGTTCCGTACCAAGCCGGATGCCTGACGGTTCTTCCCCGCCTTTTTGAGTCGTGCATGAGTGTCGGCCGGCAGATAGACCGAGTACGGTATCAGCCGTTTTTTTGCTTCCATGACATGAAGTCCTTGTTGACACGCGCCAGAAGGTCGCGGGCTGTCGCGTTGGTTTTAAGGGCCGATCTTGAAGAGACGTTCAGAAAGTCGCGCAGCCATTCCGTTGCGGCGTCTTCGCTTTCCTCAAAGACCAGTGCTTCATCGTTTAGGTATGCCCAAAACTCAGGATCGCGGCACAACACACCGGCGAGGCGAACAGCCTTGGTGCCATCAAACTCTTGGCGATCCATCGGCTGCTCTTCGTCGTTAAGACGAACCATGACCACTTGGTACCTTGACCCAACGAAGTCCCGAAGAAGATCCTCCGGGGCGTCGTCAGGGTGCAGGCACAGGGTCAAGACGTACCCGTCCTTGTTCTGTTTGAGCGCCACCTTCACGGCCTCGAACTGGATGGTTTTCATCAGAACGGCAAATCCTCTGGGTCTTCCTGTTTCTTCGGCGCGGCTTTGACGTACGGCTCCGAGATGGACAGGGAGAGAGCTTTCTTTCCGCCGATTTCTTTCCGCCAGCCGGACACGGAGAGCTTGACCTGATCGCCATCGGCTTGGGCAATGAGCTTCTTCAGCAGAGAGATTTCGACAAAGATGTCACCGCGCACATCAGGGTGGTTGTCGGAGCGTTTCTCGTTCGGCCACAGGGTGCCGGTGTTGGGACGGGGCACAAACATGCTTACTCCTTAACGAACTTCTTCTTGGTTTCGGTGAACGTGGACATCAACGCCTTCCACAGGGTTGCATCGGCGTCTTTAACCAGATCAAACAGTTGCTTGTTGACCTTAAAGATCGCCATGACATCGTCTTCCTTGGTGGCCATATCAAGGGCGGTCTGAACCGCTTTTGGCACGGCCTCAAGCCATTCAGGCTCTTCCCCTGCCCCTTCGATTGTTATCTGCCACGGCCCGGCCTTGCCTTCAACCTTCTTCGGCAGCTTGGGTTCAGGCTTCGGGGTTGGCTTGCGATCAACGGTCACGTCGGTGGCCGAATCAAGGGCATCGTGTTCTACGATTTCAAACGCGTTGGTCCACAAGTACCTGCGCAGATAGGTCTGCACTGCACCCAGGTTCTGCACATCGTGGCACCCCTTGAGTTCGGCCTTGGCCATCGGGGACGTAAATTCAACAAACATCCCGCTTTCAACATCAAAGATGGCGAGCTTGGCGTCTTCGCTGGTAAAGGTCACGACACCACACAGACCGACCTCGTTGCAGATTTCCTGGACCCTAGGCAAGAAGTCGCCCAGTTCAAAATATTCGTAGCCTGCGAACTTGTTCTTGCCGCTCTTGGTGAGCTTCGATCCTTGCAGCTTGACTCGAGCCGCTTGGAGCTTTTGATAGACAGTCATCCTTGTACCTCGTTCAGTTTCTGAATGTAGTGCCAGGCCTTGGCAACATCGTCCGAGCCTTTCAAGCCTTGCCGCATGGCGTACTTGATGCAATTCCCCTTGAGGAACCCAATGAACTCCTCGCGGGTCAGCACGGCCTCCATGATGTCCCACGGCTCAATGCCGAGCTTCTTGTAGTGGTCGCCACCCACCTGCCGAGCGTTGGCGGAAACCTGCTTCCAAGCCTCCTCCTCGGCGTCGGTGATGCTGAACTCCTGACCAATCGTCGTCATGCCTGCTCCTTGTCAAATTGAACGCCGTCCTGATAATCGCGCCACTGGGCGCACCATGTGTTGACCTGGCAGAAGTTTGCGCAGCGTGTGCGCTCTCCGTGCCGGGTCTGAACCTCATACTCTCCACCGAGCCGAGTGGCCTCAGAGATGGCCGACAGTTCGTCTCCGAATAGGGCTTTGGCCCTGACGCCACCCTTCTTCATCACAGCCCAGACTGTAGGCTTCTCCCACATCTCCTCCGAGGTACACGGCGGCAGCAGTTGCTCTGCCTCCAGCGCGAAGTCAGCCTCGGCGTGTTTGTGAATCCTTTCGGCTACAAACGCCTCGCGCTCCTCAAACGGCCACAACCTGATCGGGAGTTCCTTGATCGGCGCAGCAGGATAGTCCTCCTTGCGCTCCGCTTCCCGGCGGCTCCAATCGCGGATGATGGCGACGATGCCGATGTCCAGAACTTGGACACCCTTGACCTTCTCGACCAGCCAGGCGTAGAGATTGAGCTGTTGTTCCCACTCAATCTTGTCGTTCATCACAGCCCACGCCGAGCAGGTCTTGTAGTCTCGGATTGAGACGCCGCCCTCGCGTTTGATCTGAAGGTCGATAGCGCCGGAGATCGTCCAGCCATCCACGACCGCCGACAGGCGCTCTTCAATGACGTGGGTATCGTCTTTGCCGTGTTCGAGAACCTTGTGGACGGCAGAGCCGAACAGCGACCAGACCATATCGGCCACATCAGATTCGATCTCGTCTTGGAACCGTTCAGTCAATGCTACGATCTTCGGTGAGTTGATGAGCTGCGTCACCGAGCGGTGAGCTTTGCCCTTGGAATAGGTCGGCCTCCGAATGACGTTGACAAAAGTCTCAGGGATGCCATGCTTGTTTGTGAGCTTCATGTTGACTCCGTTGGCAGTGGAGTTCCGATGGTGACAGCTTTTTTTGCCGATGTCAATACATTGTTCCCATGGCAACTCATGTGTGGTATCATGCCGTCAGGTGCTAATAGCACCGGCCCAAGCCGAGGGGATCTCGGTCGTTAGGAGAGGTGATGGATCTTCAACTCAGACCGCACCAGATGACGTGCGTAGAGGAGCTTCGAGAGGGGTTCCGAGCCGGGCATAGAGTGCAATTGCTCTATGCTCCCACAGGATTCGGCAAGACCGAGGTAGCGATCTACCTTATGAAGGCCGCGGCCGAACGGGTATCAAGAACTGCGATCATCATGGATCGCATCGTGCTGGTGGATCAGACCAGCGACCGACTTACAAAGTACGCTATCCCGCACGGTGTATTGCAGGCGAGCCACTGGAACTATGCCCCCAAAAGACTGATCCAGGTCTGTTCAGCGCAGACACTTGAGAGCCGGGATGAGTTCCCGGATTTCGATCTGGCGATCATTGACGAGTGTCATATCTCGCGCAAGTCGATCACAGAGTTCATCAAGGCCAAGCCGAACATGAAGGTGGTTGGCTTGACGGCCACGCCTTTCACTAAGGGACTTGGCGGGATCTATGAGAACGTTGTAACGGGTGCCAGCACAGAGTTCCTTGTAAACAAGGACTGGCTGGCCCCGCTGAAGGTGTACATCGCCAAACAGATCGACATGACGGGTGCGAAGAAGGTCGCGGGGGAGTGGTCGCAGGACGTGGCCACAGAGCGTGGCATGAAGCTCACGGGCGACATTGTGGC